TGGACCATATGACTTAACTGGACCTAAACTATCAGGTAGTTGAATACCTAAAATTTCGCAAACGTCTTGATAATTCATTTGGCAATCCATACCAATGGATTCAATGTCTTCTGCTTCCAATTGATTTACACTATCATAGCCAAATTCATCCATATAGTTTTTGGCGCATTGTTTAACTGCCTTAACTGGATCATATTTTTCTTTAACGTGCTGTGGCAAACCTTTGTGCTTAGTAGCGGCAAAATCACGAGCATCTTTTTTGCCCATTGACTTAGCAACTTTAGCAACTTCTGGACTTGCGGCCTTTTCACCTTTTTGTGCGGCATGAACCATACCCATAAACTTTTGTTGAGCTTGGCTAACAGCCTTTTCATTTACTTGACTTTCAGCAAATGCTTTAGCTAACTTGGCTTGAACAGCATCAACGCCTGTAAGGATAGAACCTTGAGCTTCAACACTTTCACGAATCTCTTTAACAAGACTCATATGCTTTTCTTCAGGTGTTGGCTTTAGTGCATCCAACTTGCCTAAGATGCTGTAGATATTATCGTTTGGGTGATTCTTGCTCATGATTAATTGCCTTTTGGTTTGCGATATACTTTGTTTTGATTTGAACCAACTGGGGCAACATCGCCCATTGGTGCATCATTTGTAGTCTTGCCTGCTTCGTTACTGTCCTGAGCAAAATCAAACTTACGTGATTCTAATTCTTTTAATAAACTACCAATACGACTTTGACCCGCTAGTTCTTGTGCGCCTGGGGCATCTTGTAAATTCTCTTCGTCTAGTAAGGCGCCGGTATGGTCTTTCCCATTTGCTTCGGCTTCATCTGTATAGTTAGCTTCGTTTAAGTTACGTACTGCAATCCAACTAGCATTAATACCAGCACGTTCTTTGATTAGTTGACGTACCATAATGTCTGTTGTTGGATAGGTTAACTTAACATCAAACTGCCAGCACTCGCAAGCACCGCCCCATTGTGGGAATTCGCGATGTTCTTGAATTGGTAGGCTTTTTACTGCGGATACGCTCTCAAGTTGATACGCTTCAAGAGCATTCTTAATCTTATCCATTACTTCGCCTTGTGGATTAACACCGGCTAGTTTAATACGGAACTCGCTTGGCTTGCTAAGTTCAAAAATGTAAGTTTGGAATGGCTTTAACATTGTAATAATCCTGTATATTGTATATTTAGCCCAGAGGGCTTATTTGCCCTGCTTGTTTGCAAGTATTTGTTTTAATAAATCATTGCGATCCAACACAATACCTTCGCCCTCGACTGCTTGATCTTGTGCTGTACCTGCATCTTTTTTAATCTGATGATCTAGTTTGGCTTTGGCTAACTGCAACTGTACCATTTTTAGCTTTTTATCTAGTTTGGCAGTTTTAGCTGTAATAGCGTGTCCTAACATTACGCTGGCTGTTTGCAGTATAACCCCCGAAAAACGCGGTTCTACATTCATACCTAAGTCTATTAGATCTTCGGCTTTATCTTGTGCTAGTTTAGCTAGCTCGTCCAGTTCTTTATCCCCAGTGTCTAAATCATGTACTGTGGGTAAAGCCGCATCGATTCGATCTATGGCACTATCAACATCCATGATTATATCACGATTTTCCGCAATAGTTTGTTCGGTTTCTTCTGGGGTCGCGTCGGGGCTAGGTAAGTTAAACAACTCTTCCAATTTCTTAGTAATTTTGAGTCTCCTTATCTACCCAAACTCGTTTACCATTGACTAGTTTCCAGGATTTTCCTCGATTGCTATCTCCGCATTTCATTTTTTGAGCAGTAGTTAAATTTTGTTTTGCAATTGACATTTTTTTACGGGTTTCTGCAGATCTTGTAATCCCAGTCAATGCTTTGCTTATTTTATTTTTTCTGTTTTCTGTCCAACTCTCAGGCGACGAACAAGAATTTTTTATTCTTGAAGAATTTTCCTCAGGGGTTAATTCAGATAACAGTTGTTTCATTGTATTACTTATTCGACTTTTGGACTCCGGTGTTTGAAATTTTAAATAATTGGTATGTCCAATTTGTGCCGCTATAAATTCCTGTCTTGCAATTTCATAAATCCTAGCTGTAGGTTTGTACCGTTTTCCTACCCCGTTAGCCATCCGCCAAAATGCGTAGATCATTTTCTTTTTATGTTCTTGTGTTACCATTTTAACAAGAAGAGTATGACAGACAAAATGTTCTTTTGCTGTTAAAATTGCTAAATTATTTTTTGAATTGTTTCCACCGAGACTTTTTGGAATAATATGATGGGATTCTGTGTATATTCCTGATGGGAGAGTTCTATTTTTAGCAGAGGCAATGATATTGTAATACCATTTGGTATATTTGTTTGATGTAAACATATAGTTATTTATCAAACTTCTAGTTTTTTAGTCATACCAATATTTATTTGCCGCGGCCTTGGGCGAAAATCATATCTTCCGTAACTACTCGAAAGGTTAGGCCGTGAGCTCGACACCATTGCCGGGCGGCTTCCCATTTTGCCATATTTAGGATTGCACTTGCTTGATCGCGTACATTCTTGGCACCCTCTAAGGTAGTTTCCTTCTTGGGTTTTATTTCAACTACTTCGGCTTTTTGGTTGCCGTGAGCATCTTGATATGTTATCAAGAAATCAGGAACATATATTGTATTTTTACCAGTTAATGGATTACGATAGTTGATATGTACTGCTTCGCTAGCCCATTGTAATATGCTTGGATTGTTATCACAGAACTGCATGAATACAAATTCCCAACTTGAACGATATGTTGGAGTTTTGTTTCCTACATATTTTTCTGGATTTTGTAGTTGAAATTTACCCTGGGCGTACTTAGACATTATAGTAGAATACTTCTAGTTACATATGGGCTAGTCAACTTGGATCCATTGTTAATACCAAGACTACTAGTTGGGACTCGACTGACATTTAAAAATGCTGCCAGGTATGCATTCAACTGACCTTTTGGTAAGTTTTGAAACTCTGACAAAATAGACATTGGTTCAATATTTTGCGACATAGCAGTATATAGTACCGCAGCCGACAAGTTTTTTGCCGATGTAGGATTTTGTGTGTACTGTTGAAAAAATGCAACAATAGCATCGTTTACATCAGCACTTACATTAAATGGTGTAGAATAAAAGTTGTTAAAATATTTTGGTGCATTATTTTTTGACGATGCTGGTGATAAATCTGGTCCAGTAATATTAGTTGCCGCAGTTGTTTGTAGATTGGTTGTCATGATTAAATATTATTCTGGTGTAAACGGTGTTGAGTTATCAAATACTACAGCGGCACCAAAGTTACCATCCTTGGCATTTTGTAACATCTGAAGCGCAGGATCACCTAAGTACTGCTGAGGGATTGAGCCGGCATCAATATAACTATAAGTCTGTTGTCCGAGCCAGTTTGTAGCGTCTCCGTAGGCATTAGAAATAGGTGTATAAATGTTATTGTTAATAAAACCCGAGATGCCAGTACCGCCAACTCCGTTGACACCAACTTGTCCTACTAGACTTTGCACACCAGATGTTACGGCTTGGTTAAGTAGATTCACACCAATGCCGAGCACTAATGCTTCGGCCATGTTTTCTACAGTCTTTAATGCTCCACTTGGATTAGCAATAGCACTTGCGGCTAGACCTAATATGCTACCACCATTTGGTCCAAGTCCTGCGGCTACGGCTCCGGTAACACCGGTTGCTAATGTACTGGCCGCTGAGCCAGCTATATTAATACCTGCAGAGGTTAACTGCTGTCCTAATAATGCACTACCTGTTACACCTTGTGTTAAACTACCTAGGTTGGGTATACTATAACCGCCACCTGTGCCAGAGGCTCCCATGCCTGTAGTTACTTGATTTAATAATGATGGTACACTTCCTGTGGGACTACCACTTGCGGCAGCCAATGATACATCGCTACGCATCATTGGTAGTATAGCAGTTTGACTATTTGCTAGGTCTGTAGTTTGATCGCTATTAGTTTCGTATTGAGGTGTTCCGCCATTTGGACTTGAAGTTAAGTCATAGTGTAAATCAATAAATCCGCCAACGGTATCAGTTGTAACAGATCCTTCTAGGTACTTTACTGTTTCATACTGTATCGACATTTGATGTTCCAATACGTCATTAGTAGATACATCATGATCGCCGTGTTTAAAACTGGTAATGATTGGGTTAACTAGCTGATACTCGCTAAAGTTACCTTGATATAAACTGTATATTCTGATTGCTTGTATATACTGATAAGGTTGAGTGCCATTGGCATTGTTATATCCTACTGCTGGACGTGGGCTATATCCCCAATCAAAACTTGGACGACTTTGGTATTTGTGCTGTGCTGAATACGTAGCATCTGCATAATCCGGATCGCGATAGAAGTAACTATAATAATCATACCAAAACTGTTTTACATTATCAGATTGATCATCACGGAATACAATGTTTACTGGGTCATAGTTGATTTTGTTTTGTACAATATTTTTACGATTATACGCATTATGTATTTTTGTATCAACGGTAAACTTTGGTAATGTAACACTTTTAACAATCATGCCTAATTCTTGTGCGGCAGTATTTGATATTTCTGTTATTAATGGATTAAAATCAAACTCAACATAAAACAACCAACCGTACTTGGGACTTAAACGGAAGTTACTGTCTGTAAATATTCTTGCCGCATGTTGATAACTGCGTAAGATAGTATCGGGTTGTTGTAGACTCATACTAATATTTATCCATAAAAAAACCCGGGGGTTTAATCCGGGTTTGATTTATTTTAAACTAGTGATTAGTTTACAGAATCACCAGGTGTTAAACTTACTACGCTTGTACCAACACCACCACCAACTGTTTGGATAGCATTGTCAAACTTAACAGTCAATGCGATTTGAACTGCTTCGTTACTGTTGTAAGCCATTTCACCCCAGTCAACTTGACTTAGGAAGCAACCATCTAGTTCCCATGCTTCTAGAACGTTTGGAGCAACTGTACCGTTACCACCGTCTAGGATTTCATAAGTCATTTGGAACTTGTAGTTAATACCAGCTGCCGCACTAGCTTGTTCCATAAAGTCAAACTGTTTCTGAACTTGTTCACCAACTAACTTACTAACAGCGCCAGTAGCGTCGTCACGTAAGTTAACTGTTGTTTCTTGCCACTCTGGTTTACCTTGTAAGTATACCTTACTATTGTAAACATCAAGTGTGATTGGCGTAAAGTTTACATTTGGACGCTTAATGTCAACAACTTGTTTAGTCAATTCGTTTGTTTGGTTACTAACACCAAAGTTTACAAAAGTAGCGCGGAAGCGATACTTTAGTTTTGGCATTAACAGACCTTGGCTATCTGCTGACTGGTTGTTCGCTAAAGGAACTGTAAACTTACTTAAACTTGCTACGGCCATAATATTCTCCTATACTCTTATTTATCTATATTCTTAAGTTGAACTTGCGCCTAGTGAAGCCACTGTTCCTGGATTATACAACGCAATAGGAATGTAGATAAACTCAACATCACGCATTGGCTCAATTGCTACGTCAACATAAAGTTGATTGTTAGCAATAGTGCTTGGTGTGTTGTTGCTTGTATCGCAAATTACTAAGAAGTCATATAGACCACGCTTGCTTAATAAATCATTACATGCACTTTCAATCTGACTTGCAATACTCTTACGTGTAATAGTATCGTTTGGTTCAAATAAGAAACCGTTACTGATTGTTGCAAAGATTCTACGTAGGTAGTTTTCTAAGCGAACAACGTTAACACGGTTACGTGCTGTTGTGTCACCACTACGTGTTTCTTGACCCCATACAACTAAACCTGTACCAGGTAGTTGTGTGATTGGATTAATGTTGATACTGTACAATGCATCGCGCATACCTTGGTTAATACCATTGTGTACGAAAGCACCTGAGTTAGCATCTACATAACCAATGTCGCTTAGGTTACTTACTAGACCGCGGTTAACACCAGCTGGAGCAAACCATTCGTATGCAACTTGGTCATTGTATAAGAATGTGCGTAATACTGCGTGACTTGCTGGAACTGCTACTGTGTTGCCTGCTAAATCGTTTGTTAAACCTGCTGGATAGTATACAGCTAAGTATGGACTTGCTGTTGCTAGGCCATCGCCGTTTGCATTACTTTCCCATGCTGTGATGTCAGTCACGTTTGGTGCTAATGTCATTGGTGTGTCACCAATAACAAAACCTGTGTCTGTACGGTTAGTGTTTAATGTTACTAAGTTAGGAATCAATTCTGGATAACCAGGAGCAACTAACAAGTTGAAGTTGTAGTTTGCATCTAGTACATCAGTATTGCTGTCAACTGCGGCTTTCATTGCAGAAACAACGATGTTACGTTGTGCGGCAGAACCAGCATACATAGTACCATTTTCTTTCAATCCACTTACACTAACCCAAGCATTAGCTTTAACACCTGTTGGTAATGTATTTTGTGCGCCAGGAACTGCTGGTAGATTTGGGAAACTTGTAGGATTAAAATAGTTAGCTACAAACTTCTTAACGTTGTATCCAGAGCGACGTGTGTTGAACAGTAGTGTTCCACGTGGATACAAACGATAATCTGGAGCATCTTGGTCAATGTGATTACTTGTTAACAATGTTGTGATTGATGGCAATGCATCTGCGGCTGGATCTACACTATTGCCTACAGAACTGCCGGCTGTGCCGTCCCAACGTGCATCAGCAAAGATAATACCGTTATTGCTAACGTGATCTGTGTTGTCGATTGCAAGCCAAGCTGTACCATTGTAACGGCTTAAGTTTGGATAGTTAACTAGATCGCTAGTATTCAACCATAAATCGCCAGCTACTAGTTGTGTGCCATCAGTTTGACTTGTTGGTGTACTTGCGGCAACAATAACACCATTTGGATCGGTGTTACCTAAGTTGTAGCCACGAACATCAGCAGAAACGTTTTGATAACCTTTCCAACCGCCAACATCATTGATCATAACGTCAACTGTTGTTGCACTACTGTAGTACCATAATGTACCATCGGCTGGAGCGGCGTATGGTTGTGTAGAACTAAACTTGATTTGTGAAGTAATGTTAGACCAGTTACTTACATAGATAGTGCCGCTTAGACCTACATTAAATCCGCTACCTTGACCTGCAACAAATCCGGCGCCAGCCAAGTTAGTACCACTAACTTGATTTAGAATTATTTGACCGCCGGTTGTATGAATAATGCTTACTGTACCATTGTCATTTACTTGTGCAGTAACATAAGGAATATTAGCCGCTAAGATTGCAGTAACAAATCCGCTAGCACCACTTGTTGGGCTAATAGTATATGGACCGCTAGTTGTAGCTGTACCTGGCTGTGTAGCACTAATTGTAAATGATCCTGTGCCAGGGAAAGATGTTGGTGTGCCGCCTGTTCCAACGCTTTGTGTACCTGGTAGTTGTATATTAAATCGTAAGTTGTTAGATGTACTGTCACTGATGCCATATAAACTAACTACTTGACCGTGAGCAACATTAACACCACCGCCCAATGGATCTAGTCCATAAACTGCGTCACTAAGTTGACTAAACATCGGTGCTGGAACATTAACCCAAGACTGTGTAGCCGCGCTATATGTTTTCAATGCTGGACTAAAGCCTGTGCCAGTTGATGTTGTTTTCCACCAAACTGTGCCAGCTGGGTATACATTCCATCCGTTACTTGGCTCTTGTGCAAATGTGCCATATACTTTGATTGGAGCATAGTATGTTGGAGTTGCACTAATACCGCAAGCACTCATAACACCCGATGTGTCATTGGT